ACCGACTGAATTACGATCCAACGCTAAAGAGATTGTTATTTCATCACCTCATTTTAAAAAAGATACGACTGGTGAAAAACCTGTATCATCTTATAGATTATATACAGCAGGATCACCCGAGGCAGGTCGTGGTACTACACCAACTATAGCACATCTATCAGAGATTGCATTTTGGCAACATGATGAAAAGATATTAGCTGGTTTGTTTCAGGGTATATCTGAAGCGCCAGGTACTGAAGTAATACTTGAGTCAACTGCTAATGGTGCATCTGGAGAATTCTATAGATTATGGCGTGGTGCATTAGAAGGTGAAAATGAATATACACCGATATTCCTTCCATGGTTTACAACATCTGAATATTACCGTGAACCGCCGGAAGACTTCGAACGTTCCTCAGAAGAGGAATTACTGGTAGAGAAACACGAACTAAACAACGGACAACTCTACTGGCGTCGGTTAAAGATTGCTGAAGGTGGGGAACTAAAGTTCCGCCAGGAATACCCGGCAACTCCCGATGAAGCATTTATTACAGCAGGTTCATCTGTATTTGCATTAGAGAAAGTACAAAACTTACTACCAAAAAATGCTGAAAAAAGATTAACATTTGATTTTGATTCATGTACATTTGAAACAGTATCAGATGGTAATGTAGAGTTATGGCAATTTCCAAATTGGGATGACAACTATATAATAGCAGCCGATGTCTCATTAGGCGTAGGTCAAGATTATTCTTGTGCAGTTGTTTTAAATACTGACAGAGAAATAATTGGTTTGTATAGAGACAATCACATTGACCCTAGTAAGTTTGGTGATTTGTTATTTTATTTAGGTAGGTACTATAATAATGCTTTATTAGCTGTTGAAAGTAATTCTATGGGTGTTGCAACCCTATCAAGATTAATGCAAATGAATTACGTTAATTTATATAAACAAACTAAAATATCTTCTTTGTCAAAAGAAGAAGGGCTTACTCCCGGATTTAGAACAACGCAGGTTACTAAACCACATATAATAGGTAATCTTAAAAATGCTGTAGAAAATGATGATATATGGATAGCATCTAAGACTATTATACAGGAATTAAAAGATTATGTTAGTACCGACTCCGGAAGAACTGAAGCTGCTGCTGGGTGTCATGATGATACTATTATGGCTACAGCTATTGCCCTAGAAGTTTTAAGAACTCATTATGATAGATTAACAAAAGATAAAGTACCATGGTCTCAACGCTCAGACTATGTTGATGAGGATGAGACCCAATGGCTTTAAGAGTTCCCATTGTCCTCGCTGCTCCGGCGGAAGCAGGGGATAAATCCGCCACTTAATGGAGGTATGTATGAAAGAAAAATTAAAAAATTTTAGTAAGAAATTCGGTGAAGGCACAGCCTGGGATTTAGATTACGGTAAACTATTAATAATTGGTTTGTTAGTTTATCATATCTTTATACAATGAAAGCCAGGTGTATAAACACAAAAATTATAACTTTAATTGACGAAATATCACCAGAAGAATCTATAGCTATGATTGCATTAGCTGAAGCACTAGGTATTAAACTTACAATAACTAAGTCATGTAAGATATTAATATTTAAATGTGATACGTTAGATGCACCATTACAGTTACTAGCTGAGATGGGTTTAACAGAGTATATAGGTGCAATGAAAGAAGTTATAGAATGGGAAATGGTTGAAGATAATTATTCAGCCGAAGTAATTGATTTCATGGGAGAAAAGTAATGGCTGAGAGAGATCCACGATTAAAAAGAGCTGGAGTATCAGGTTTTAATAAGCCTAAAAGAACTCCAGGGCATCCTACTAAATCACATGTAGTGGTAGCTAAGCAGGGTGATAAAATTAAAACAATTAGATTTGGACAACAAGGTGTACGTGGTGCTGGTAAAAATCCTACAAGCGCAAAAGATAAAGCACGTAAGAAATCTTATTATGCTAGACATAATGCACAGGATTCAAGTCCAAGTAAATTAAGTGCCAGATATTGGTCACATAAAGTTAAATGGTAGGGGAGTTTTTGTTATGGCAGTTAATGCAGCAGGTAATTATACCAAACCAACAATGCGCAAACGCTTATTTAATTCGATAAAAGCAGGTGGCAAAGGTGGTAGACCAGGTCAATGGTCAGCACGTAAAGCTCAAATGTTAGCTAAACAATATAAAGCTAAGGGCGGAGGTTATCGTGGCTCTAAGTAAAGGGCAGAAGAGTTTAAAGAAATGGGGTAAAGAAAAGTGGCGTACAAAGAGTGGTAAGAATTCTACTGTAGGTCCTAAAGCTACAGGCGAAAGATACATGCCGTCGTCAGCTATAAAATCTTTATCTGCAAAAGAGTATGCAGCGACATCAGCAAAGAAAAGAAAAGATACTAAAGCTGGTAAGCAGCATTCTAAACAACCAAAGAAAATTGCAAAGAAAGTAGCGAGGCATAGATGATATTTTTATTTCAACAACTACTATGGCTAATAGGAAACAGAAATAAAACATTATTAGATAAGCTACTTGATAAAAGTAAACATAGGTTGTATTCAACAAATTTTGAAGATCTATGTAAATAATAAGGAACCGAGGACATGTTTGAAGCATTTATATTAGTATGCTCAGTATATAATTATACTGATTGCCGTACATTAAAAGATTTAAATGGCCCTTATATAAAAATAGAAGAGTGCCATAAAAGAATTAAGCAAATGAAATTTGACGCAGAAAATGAATTACCTTTTGTAGTTATAGATCATATGTGTACCGATCAGTTTACAGACCGGGAAAAGCACAATGGTAATGAAAGCAATACAAAAGAATCTGGAAAAAAACTCAAGGTTTAACGAATATGATGAGGATGGTGATGGCGTAGTTTCTGATGAAGAACTATTACATCTAAAAGAAATAAAAGAAACAGAAGCTGCACTGCGTAAGCAGTTGGGCCAACTTAGAATGGCAAGATATACATTGATAGGTATGGGTGTGTTTACACTAGCTATGTTTTTACCATGGGTACCATTAGAAAGAGTTGAAGCTTTGTCAGATGTAAGTAACTTATTTTATATATCAGGTGCTGGTATAGTTGGTGCTTATATGGGTACATCAGCATGGATGAGTAAAAGAGGATGATATGGTTATCAACGGACAAGGATGGGATAATCATGAAGAAAGTTTTGAAGAAACATTAAGAAGAGAAATGTTAGCTGCAAGACAAGATTTATGGTTAATTAAAATGGATTTAAAAGAATTACAGAAAGCCCATTATAAATTATTAAAAAGAAATAGAGAACTATTAGCAGAGCTAGCAAATAAAAAAGAATGCACATGTTAAAATCCCAGGAGCGGAATATGTTTGAAAGATATATACAAGATGGTAGAGACCCTAAATACTTATCAGGTAAAGATAAGAAAAAGAAAGAGCCTCGTACTCTTCCTAAGCCAGGATCTTATTCAGTTAAAGATTTAGAAGATCTAAAAAAGAAAGTGCTTATGCATCAGGGAGGAGCTAAATGACTTCTTATGAAAAGGTAACTGATGAGCAGCTTATTACTTTAATTGACGAAGGAGTAATGAATTCTACCGGAGATTTTTTAAACTCTTCTGATTTAACTAAAGAAAGATTAAAAGCAACATATGAGTATGCAGGAGTACCTGAATATCACTTAATGCCTCAGGGTGTTTCAACAATAGTTGATACTTCTACAACTGAAATAATTGAAGCATATACTGCAATTATATCTGATTTGTTTCTAAGTAATAATAAGTTAGCACGTTTTGTACCCTATGATGACACACCGGGCAGCTTTGCTGCGGCCAAAGATGCATCAAACTTAGTTAATTATTGTTTGTTTAAAAAGAATAATGGCTGGGAGTTAATGCAGCAGTGGATTAAAGCATCTTTATTATGGAAAAATTCTATATGCCGTTGGACATATGTAGAAGAATTTGATCATATGTTTGAAGAGTTTGATAAAATATCTCAGTCAAAACTAGATGAGCTACTTGCAAACGATAGTATTGAAGTAGTTGGTGAATTACAATTTGAAAATAGCTTTGAAGAAACTAATCCTTTAGCAGGAGAAGAAATAAAAGCTGAACTAACCTACATAAATGTACGTATAAAAAGAACAATAAATAAATCTCGTGTAAAGATAGACTTAATACCACCGGAAAACTTTAGAATTTCTAGAGAAGCTACTACAATTGAAGACGCATCTTTTGTTGGTATACAAACAGAGATGACAAGATCGGAAATACGAAAGTATTATCCTGAAGCTAGTGCAGAAATTACAGACTGGGATGAGTTATATAGCGATAATTGGGTAGGATCTTCAAAATATTCTGAAGATATAGCAGCAAGAAAAGAAATTACTGGTCAAGAATACTGGCAAGGCAGTAATATGTACGATGTTGAGCCATTAGAAGCTAACAAAAACCTTGCAGTTACAGAATCTTGGGTGCATGTAGACAGAGATGGCGATGGTATTGCAGAATTAAAGTATATTATTTCTGTAGGTACACATATATTACACGAAGAAGACGTTGATCACATACCATTAGCTTCTATTGTACCTATTGATATACCATTTGAGTTTTATGGTTTATCAATGGCAGACTTTGCTAGATCATCTACGCTAGCAAGTACAGCAGTGCTAAGAGGTTTTGTAGAAAATACTTATTTAACTAACTATAGTCCTAAGTTAGCTGATCCTAACGTAGTTGATTTTAGCGCATTGCAGAATATGAAGCCTAAACAGATTATACCTACTAATGGTAATCCTGTAGGCGCAGTGCAACAAATGGCACCTGAGACTATATCTACAGGTACTGTACCATTATTAGAATACTTACAGCTAATAAAGGAGCAAGCAACGGGCATGTCGAAGGCCGCACAAGGCCTTAATGATACTTTGTATATATCAGGTAACTCAGAGCAGAAACTAGCTGCTGTGCAGTCTGCAGCGCAGAAAAGAATACAACATATTGCACGTAGGTTTGCTGAGACTGGATTTAAAAAGTTAATTGCTGGTATTTATCATACTATGTCTAAGAATATGAAAGGTATGATTGCATATAATATGGATGGTATCTATGGTACTGTTAATATGGATGACTTACCAAAAAATATGGAAGTTGAAATAGCATTAGATATAGGTGAAAACTCAAATAGTAATATGATTCAAAAGCTATCTAAGATAGGTTCAGATATATTACCAGCTCTTAATACTCAGGGTGCAGGTATAGTTATTAAACCTGAAGCACCTGCTTTATTAGCAACTAAATTAATTGAAGCTATGAATATAGATAGTAATGATTTCTTAGAAGATTATACTACGGATGAGTTTAAACAGAAAGCTGTAGAAGCAATGCAAAGTCAATCTCAAAAAGCTGAAGTAGATATGGGATTAGCTCAAAGAAAAGCTGCGGCAGATTCCGCTTTAGCGGAGGCGAATGTAGGTTTTACACAAGCTCAAACTAAAAATACTGAAGATGATAATGCAAAACAATTAGCAGTAGCTATTGATAAACATTATCAAGAATGGGCAGACCTTAATATTAAAGCAACTAAAGAAGGCGCCCCAATAGCTGAGCATCCTAATTATGCTCAAATTATAATGATGGCCAAACAAATTTTAAAGGGAGAATAATTATGGCAACAGTTACAATTAATGCATCAGGTGTTGGTGCAGCACAATCAGGCGGAGCCGTATCAGGAACTAGTATATTAATTGTTAATGATACTGATGCTGCTGTTACATTTGATGTAACAACTGGAGGATCAACAGTAGAACAATCTGGTATAACTATACAGAAAAAAGATTTTACAATATTATCAGGTCTTGCTAATGCTGCTAAAACATTAACAAGTGTTAAGACTGCGCACGGAACAGTTGCGCAAAGTAGTGAAAAATTATATATTCATTTAGCATCTTAATATGAGTACGGAATTACTTCAAAAATATATTGAATGGTTACGTAAAATAATTAATAAATAGTAACGCCTAATGGGTTACTAATATTCTTGCTTACAAAGGAGAAAACTTATGAATCAAGCATTAACTTTATTAGATCATTTAAATACGTTTACACCCTATGCTGTAGGGTTTGATAGACTATTTGACCAATTAGCTAGTAGCTCTAGAGTGACTAGCTCATATCCACCATATAATATTATAAGAGAAAACGATTATGATTTTAAAATTGAAATGGCTCTTGCAGGTTTTAGCAAACAAGATATTGAAGTGGTGGTAGCTAATGATGTATTAACTATAAAATCTGTAAAAGAAAATAATCAAGATAGTAAAAATATTTATAAAGGTATTTCATATAGAAAGTTTACAAGAGAATTTGCTTTAGCAGAAGATATAAGAGTTGAAGATGCAAAATTAGAAAACGGTCTTTTGACTGTTAATTTAGTAAGGGTAATACCCGAAGCAAAGAAACCAAAAGCAATTAAAATTAAATAGGAGGACACTATGGATCCAATTACATTTTCAGGCGTAGTTAGTTTTGGCATTAAAGCTGTACTAGCTATCGGCTTAGCAAAGGAAGTAATTACACCAACACTAGTCATGATATTTGGCGGCTAGTATGGATAAGTACCGTGAGACAGCTGAGAAGAAGCTGGGTAATAAAAAATCATACGGTAATCATAAAATACATCCTGAAGAATTAGCGCGACTTGCCCACGTTAAAGGGCACTTCGCGTCCAGGGAAAGAGATGAATTTTTTGATGAAGTATATGGCGAAGTCTTAATTGACTTATTTTTAGAGTGGTTAAAAACAGAACCACATGAGACTAAATCTCGAGAGTTCCTTTACTCTTCTGCTATGGCACTTGGTAGTGTCAAAGAAAGAATGATAAACTTCGAGACCTATGGAAAAAATATTCCATACCTGAAGGAGGACAATGATGATAATCAGAGAAATTGATTATAAAAAATTATTAGCAAATATTGAAGAAATGATTAATACATTAGAATATGATTCAAGTAGAAGTGGTGGTAAAACTAAACTTAACTGTGATAAATTATTTTATTTGTATGAATTACAACAGAGATATAACTCACTATTAAAACCTAAAAAAGAGGTAACTAAGAAATGAGTGAACAAATAACCGAAGCAGAAGTAGCCTCTACCCCACCTGTGGATGATGCTATTGCAAAGGATGGTCGAACAGAAGAACAATTGCTGGCTGACATTATTTCTAATTCGGATTTTATTCCGAAAGAAGAATCTCTACCCGAAGAGCAAGTACCTGAAGTGGACCCAGGCGAATCAGAAGAAATAGAAGACCCAAAGGAAACTGATGAACCTGTAAAAGAAGAAGTTGAAGAAGAAGCTGAAACCGAAGAAGTTGAAAGTGAAGGTGAGGATGCCGACGTTGAGTCCGCTACCCAAGACACTACATTATTTACTCCTGAAGAATTAGACTTAGAAGCTAAAGTATCAATTAAAATTGATGGGCAAGATGCCGAGGTTTCTTTTAGCGACCTTATTAAAGGTTACTCTACTGAACAATCTCTATCCAAAAAGGGTCGTGAACTTGGTGACGCAAGGAAAGACTTAGAAAAAGAATATCAAGATAAACTTAAAGAAGTAAAAGAAATGTCGGATACTTCAATTGCAGTATTATATAAATCAGAGCAAAGTCATGCAAAAGATTTTCACAGTGTTGAAGAACAAATTGAAAAAGCTCGTGATGAAAATGATACATATACTCTTGGTGAACTTAAAGATAAACGAGAACAAATTCAAAAGAAATATTGGACAGCAAGAAAAGAGCGAGAAGGTTTACAAAAAACTATTGCTGAAAAATCTCAGGAACAAATGCAAAAAGTTTGGGACGAGCAATTAAAAGTATTTGATGAAGCTATTCCAAATTTAATTCCTGGCTTTAATGAAACACTTGCTAAAGATATTCGTGAATTTGCACTTAATGAAGGTATTAAACAAGAAGTACTAGATACTATTGTTGATCCTAATATAGTTAAGTTTGTTAATGATTATAGAATTCTTAAACAAGGAATTAAAAAGGGTGAAGCAAAAAGAAAAGCTGTACCTTCTAAAAAAGTTCCTGTTAGAAAAGCTAAGCCTGAAAAGACTAAAAAACTTGATGCTGCTGCAGCATTACGTAAAAGAGCTTTAAGTAAGAATTCAACTAAAGAAGATCAAGATGCTTTTCTAAAGTCTTATGCTGAGCGGTCACTATCTAATATTTAAATCTTAGGAGAATTAAGATATGACTAATTTATTAGCTGTTCGCGCTACCGGAGGCCCAGGCGGTCCAACACGTGGCACAGGTGCTAATGTCTCGCAAAGAGAAGACCTAGCGAACTTTATAACAATGATTACTAGAGATGAGACTCCGTTCACATCAGATATTGGTAAATCAACCGCCACTGCTATTTATCACGAATGGCAAACAGATACACTTGAAGCTCCAGGTGATTCAAGAATCCCTGAAGGTCAAGACTTCTTAGCCCCAGCTTCTGGTGGTGCTTCTGCTACTCCTGCTGTAGGAGATAAGTTTGCAGAGTCAGGTCCTCAAAGAACTAGACTAGGTAACTACACACAGATTAATGGTAAGACTATTGCTGTGTCAGGAACTAGACGTGCAGTTGACCAAGCAGGTGTTGCAGACGAATATGCATACCAGCTTAAGAAGCGTGGTACAGAACTACGAAGAGACGTAGAATTTGATATGATTCACGGCTATAACGAATCTGCTGCTATTTCTGCACAGAATGGTAATGCAAGATCTGCAGGTGGTTATCAATCATTTATCAATAGTACTGCTACATGTGTTTATGTAGGTGAGTTTACACAACCTTCTACAGGTACAGGAAGTCTTGTTGATAATCAAGGTACTACTATTCCAAGAGCAACTATTGCTCCTTCAAGTTCTGCTGCTCCAGCAAGAGGAAGTTTAGCTCTTACTGATATTGATTCTGTTATGCAGAAGATTTATGAGCAAGGTGGTAAAGCTACAAAGATCATGGTATCACCAAAAGTAAGAAGAGATTTCTCTGATCTTATGATTAGTGATACAGGCGTAGTTAGAAACATTGATGCAGGTGGTCAGCTAAGACAATCTGTTGATGTGTATATGTCAGACTTTGGTGAGATTATGGTTATGCCTAACTATATCATGGGTCTATCTAACTCAATTGATAATATGCTTGGATCTAACCATGCTTCTACAAAGTTTACTTCATCAGGTAAACCAGACATGGCTAACTTCTCAGCATTGATTTATGATCCAATGTGGTTTGCTACAGCTTACCTAAGACCTCTACAAGAGGTTGACGTAGGTCAGCAGGGTGACTCAACCAAAGGTATGATGGTTGAAGAATGTACTCTTGAAGTACGTAACCCATTAGGTTGTGGAGCAATCTACGGACTTAACTAAAACTATTAGGAGAGGCTTTAATTAGTCTCTCCTTTTTATTGGAGAATAATATGAAGAGTATTAAACCAATTAAAGCACCTGAGTCTCTTAAAAGCGCACTTAATAGAGATGTAAATAAAAGATCTTTTGAAATAAGAAGTAAAATGAAAACTAAACCTGGAAAACAACCTTCAGCAAGAGCAATTTCTAAAGCTAATAAGTTTGCTGACTTTTTAGCAATAAAAGAAAAAGGTAAAAAGAATCCTGAGTTAATGAATAAAGCTTTTCCTGGTTCTGTTGAAAAAATAAAAAAGATGCAAATGAAGTTTGGAAATAAAATGTATAAAGAAGCCGGCGGTAAAATATCAAAGTATTATGCTGATGGCGGTATGGTTATGACAGGGAGAGATTAATGGGACCTAAACCACCAAGAAAAAATAAACCTGTTATTGTAATGGGTAAAGTATCAGGATCTGGTAAAAGCTCAAGATCTTATAGTCCAAGAAGTGCACAAAAAGCTATGGAAAAAGATCAGTTTGCAAGAGATATAACTAGAACAATGTTTGGTAGCTCAAATGCATTTGGTAGAGGAAAAGCTTACAATTATGAAGATGGCGGTAAAGTTGCTTATAAAGCAATGGGCGGTGTAGCTAAGTATTATGAAGAAGGTGGAGCAGTATTAACAGGACGCCAGCATAATTTACCAGATCATTTAAAAAAGAAAATAATTGAATCTAAGAAAAAGAATATGAAGTAATGCCTTATAGTAAATATTCGGCTAAACAAAAAAGATTAGCTGCAGTAGCACCACCTCGCAAGAAAATAACTGCAGCTGATATAAATAAACTTGAGAGAAGGAGAAATGGCAGATCCAAAAAAAGGAACGGGAAAAAAACCTAAAGGTTCTGGGAGACGTCTTTACACAGATGAAAACCCTAAGGACACGGTTAGTATCAAATTCGCAACTCCATCTGACGCAAGAGCAACGGTTGCAAAGGTTAAAAGGATCAATAAACCGTATGCAAGAAAAATTCAAATCCTTACCGTCGGAGAGCAAAGAGCAAAAGTAATGAAGAAAAGTCAAGTAGCTTCTATCTTTAAAAAAGGTAAGGAAGCTATAAGAAGGGAAAATAAAAATGGCAAATAAATCAGTACAAGCACCTAAAGGCTTTCATTGGATGAAAGATAAAAAAGGTTATCAGTTAATGAAGAATCCACCTGGTGGTTATAAAGCACATCCAGGTGCAAGTTTAAAAGCTACTTTTCCAATACAAAAGAAACATAAAAAATAACGGAGGGAACTATGTACGTTATTAAAACAGCAGTAGGTAATATATTTCCAGTAGAGAAATGTATGTATAGAGTAGGAGCAGCAACAGGTGGCGGTTATAAATTAACTCATCTAATGCTTATAAATGTAAGTGGTACACCAGCACCAACATTACAAGAATCATCTCCAACAGCAGCAACAGCTGGAGATCTATTAGGCTACATTGGTAAGTCAGGTAGGTTTATAGCTATTACAGAACCGGCTACTTAATAGGAGAAGAGGATGGCAAAAGAAAATGAATTTACATTTGGTAGTGCTACAATAGACCCAAATAAAGGTATTAAAGCAGGCTTTGATTTAACTACAGGTAACTGGGAAGCTAAGCAAGATGTTACTCAATACTTAGAGAAGGCTAAGCTAGATAGAGATAGAGAAGCTTACTTTGGAAAGCAAAATAAAAGTGGGTTTAGGAAGATGGCTACTATACCAGATATTATTGCGATTAAAATAAAAGAGGACCATGGGATAGATTTACACGAGCAAACGTTTATGAAAGACAGAGACAAAATGAAAAAGTTAAAGTATATATTACAAACGGAATATAAACATTTGCTTGTAAATACTTAGGGAGAATAGTATGACCGCTTATACTGATTTAAGAGATAAGATAAGGGCGTGGTCAAATAGAACAAATACTAATGTTTTATCTGATGTAAGAATTCAAGAGTTTATGAAATACGCCGCGGATAAGGCTTATAGAAAACTTAGAGTAGCAGCTTTAGAAAATACAATTACTTATAACTCTACAGCTTTAACAGCTGCTACTACATCTGCTAATAATTTATTACCTAGCAAAACAGAATTAACTTTACCTAGTGATTTAATAGAATTTATACAAATTAGAGAAATAGATTCAGCAGGTCAAACTTGTAGAGTATTTAATGAGAAAACTGATTTAAGAACATTTAATGATTGGTCTTCACTTAAAACAAGTTATATAGGATATTTTTCAAGACAAGGTTTAACATTATTATTAGCTCCTGGTTTTGGTCAGGCAAATAGCATAAGTACTGCTGATAAAATAGAATTGCATTATTATAGAAGACTACCAGCATTAGATGCGTTATATGATGTAACACCAGCTAACTATGCTGCAGGATTTTTAACACAAGATAATGCAGCGGCTGTAAGTCTTTTCTTTGTTAATGGTAATAATAATATTGCTTATGCTACACAATCAGAAGCAACAGCAGCCGATACAGGAAACGCAGGAACAAACAATGCTAAGTACAAAGGTAACTTAGCAGCTAATTGGTTACGTGATGAGAATGAAAGAATAATTATAATGGGCGCATTAACTGAAGTCTTTTATTACTTACAAGAAGACGATCAAGCAGTTAAATATAAAAAGTTATTTGAAGAAGAAATATTTGAATTAAATGATGAGGATACTAAGCGTAATGCAGCAGGAGGAAATGTACAAGTAAACTTTAGCGGAAGAGGGTTAATCTAATGACAACACCAGCAGCACCAGATACAGTTAATTCAGTTGGAGCAACTGATGATGCCTCAAAGGGAGGATTATTTAATAGCTTAAATAATACTACTCTTTCAACTATTGAACAAGCAATAGCAACTAGAGCTACTTCTGCAGCAACCTCAGCTACTGATGCACTTGCATCTAAGAATGCTGCTGAGACAGCTAAGACAGCTTCTGAAGCAGCACAAGCCGCTAGTGAAACTGCAAGGACTCAATCTCAAACTGCACAAGCTGCCAGTGAAACTGCACGTGATGCAAGTATTGCAGCTAAGACATCTTCAGAAACAGCTCGTGATGCAAGTATTGCAGCAAAGACTGCTAGTGAAACTGCTCGTGATGCTAGTGTTACTGCAAAGAATGCATCTGAAAGTGCAAGAGATACAGCAGTTACAAAAGCTGGAGAGGCTTTATCAAGCGCAGGTAATGCAGCTTCTTCAGAAACTGCAGCAGGTAATAGTGCAACTGCAGCAGGTAATAGTGCAACTGCAGCAGCAGCTAGCTTTGATGCATTTGATGATAGATATTTAGGAAATAAAACTAGTGATCCTACTGTTGATAATGATGGTAATGCGTTATTAACCGGCGCTTTGTATTTTAAAACTACAGACAATATAATGCGAGCTTACACTGGATCAGCTTGGGTAACAGTTAAACCAACTACAACAGAGCAAGGGCATATTAATACTGTTTCAGGTATACAAGCTAATGTTACAAAAGTAGCAAACATAGATAGTAATGTAACAAGCGTAGCAAACATAGATACTGACGTAACTGCAGTAGCTGGTAAAGCAACAGAAATTGGAAGATTAGGAACTACTGATGCAGTTGCAGATATGGCTTTGCTTGGTACTCAAACAGTAGTTGATGATATGGCGTTACTAGGCGTACAAACAGTAATAGATGATATGGCGCTACTTGCAGTTCCAGCTGTAATAACTGATATGGATTTGCTAGGTGCTAGTGGGGTTATTCCAAACATTTCTACTGTAGCAGGTATTAGTGGTAATGTAACAACAGTAGCTGATAATAATGCTAACATTACAACTGTAGCAGGATTATTTTCTGGTACACAAACATTTGCGGTTACAGTAGTTAATTCAGGTGGTAATAAGTTTGCTATTGATGGTGTAGCAGCACCTGCGCTTACACTTGTAAAAGGGTTTACTTATACTTTTGATGTTAGTAATGGTACTAATAGTGGACATCCATTTAGATTTAAAGATGCTTCAGGTAATTCATTTACTACTGGTGTAACAGTAACAGGCTCAGCAGGGCAAGCAGGTGCTAAAGTAGTATTAGCAGTTCCATCAACAGGAACACAACCAGCTAGATATTATTGTACAGTACATGGTAATGGTATGGGTAATAGTATTACTACAACTACTAATGATATTGCACAAGTATTAACTATATCTAATGAAATTACAACAGTAGCTGGTATTAGTAGTAACGTAACTACAGTAGCAGGAATTAGTTCTGCTGTATCAGCAGTTAGTAGTAATGCTACTAATATTAATACTGTTTCAGGTATTAGTAGTAACGTAACTACAGTAGCTGCAATACAAGCTAACGTAACTACAGTAGCTGGAATACAAGCTAATGTGACTACCGTAGCCGGAATACAAGCTAACGTAACTGTCGTAGCAAATATGAGTTCTAATGTAAATACAGTTGCAGGGATAGCTGGTAATATAACTACAGTTGCAAGTATGAATAGTAATATTACAAGTGTTGTAAATAATGCTAGTAATATTAATACAGTAGCTGGAATAAGCTCTAACGTAACTACAGTAGCAGGAGATACTACAGAAATTAATGCAGTTGCAGGGAATGCTACTAACATTAATGCAGTTGCAGGGAATGCTAGTAATATTAATACAGTAGCTGGAATAAGCTCTAATATTAATACTGTAGCAGGAATAAGTGCTAACGTAAATTCAGTAGCTAACAATAGTAGTAACATTAATACAGTTGCTACAAATATAACTAATGTAAATGCTTTTGCTAATACTTATTTTATAGGAAGCTCTGCTCCTACAGGTGGTACAATAGGTGAAGGTGACTTATGGTATGATACTACTAATGACGAAATGAAAGTACATAACGGTTCTTCGTTTGTAACATTTGTTTCAGCTTATGATACTGATGATTTATCTGAAGGTAGTTCAAACTTATACTATACAAATACAAGAGCTGATGCCAGAATTACAAATGCTTTTAGTAATGCTGTAAGTTTAGGTAATAACTTAACTGTTGCTGGTGAGCTTCGTGGTCCAGCTACATTTGTTATTGATCCAGCAGTAGTAGGTAATAATACGGGCACAGTTCAAGTAAAAGGAAACTTACAAGTAGATGGCACAACAACTACAATAAACTCTACAACATTAGATGTAACAGATAAAAATGTTACAGTTGCAAAAGGTTCTAATAATGCAGCAGCTGCTAATGGTGCAGGACTTACAGTTGATTGTGGAAGTAATACAGATGCAACATTTACTTATACGAATTCAGATGATTCATGGAATGTAAATAAAAATCTTAACGCAACAATAGGAACAGCTGCACAAGCAAACATTACAAGTGTTGGTACATTAACTGGGTTAACTGTAAATGGAGATGCTACTTTTACTGGTGCTAGCTATAATGTATTATGGGATAAGTCACAAAATTCATTAGAGTTTGCTGATAGTGCCAGAGCCACATTTGGTAGTAGTAGAGACTTTCAGCTTCAATTTAATGGGTCTAATGGTCTTATTGAAAATTATACTGGTGATCTGTTCATATCAAATTTTGCTAATGACCAAGATATATTTATTCGTTCTGACAATGGTTCTGGTGGCTTTACAACATATGTAAAGGCTGAAGGAAGCACTGGTGAAGCTCAATTATATCATTATGGCACTGAAAAGTTAGCGACCAAATCTACTGGTGTACAAGTTACTGGCGATTTAGAAACTACAGCAGACATAGAATTAGGCCATGCTTCTGACACTACAATAGCAAGAGCAAGTGCTGGAGTTGTAACAATAGAAGGTAATACAGTGCTAACTACAGGTAACTCTGATACACCAACAACTACAACATCTTCTGGAGATGCAGACTTTGTATTAGTAGATGATGGTGGTACAATGAAAAAGATTACTCCTGCTAACTTAGGTGTAGTTTCTGGTGCAGCAACACAAGGCTTTGCAGTAGCAATGGCAATAGCATTATAGGGAGAAAATAATGGCACAAAATTTTAGACAATTCAAAGAAAGGAATATAGGAACATCTGCCGTAGATATGCCTAATGGTTCTAACTTTGATAGCTTTGATTGTATTGTAGGAATACGATTAGCAAACACACATACACAATCAATTACGGTAGAAGCTTATATACAAAGTGGTGGTAATAACTTTTATCTTATTAAGAATGCACCAATACCAAGTGGTTCAAGTTTAGAACTTATAGATGGTGGTGCTAAAGTAGTTGCAGTAAGTGGAGATAGATTATATATTAAATCAAATGTAGCAAGTTCATTAGACGCAATAGTATCTGTTGTAGATGCGATTAGTACATAGGAGGTCATATGCCATACGTAGGAAACCCTTTAGCAGATGCATTTTCATCTAGGGAAAAACAAGATCTTACAGGACAAAGTGGTACTAGCTTTACTTTAACTCATTCAGTATCTCATGCAAATGATTTATCTGTTTATATAAACCATGTACGACAGGAACCAACAACAGCTTATTCAGTTAATGGAACTACATTAACAACTACAGGCAGTGTTGCAGGAACAGATGACTTCTATATTATATATGATGAGTTAGCAGTACAAAGTATTTCACATCCAACCGATCAATCTTTAACTGCTACATCTGGTACATTTACTAGTGGGCTAGTAGGAACTACTGGAACTTTTAGTGGTGCTTTATCAGGAACAGATCTAACTCTTTCAGGTGATATGTTAATGAATGGTGGTGAATTATCTGTTAAAAATGGTGGATCATTATCTCAATTAAGATTATATTGTGAAGTAAACAATGCTCACTATGCTGCATTACAAGCTCCTGCTCATTCAGCCTTTAGTGGAAATGTTATTTCAACTTTACCGAATTATACAGGTACTCTTATATCTGCTAATTCTTCTGGTAATGTTGGAATAGGAACTACATCAGAAAGTTATAATTCAAATTGGACAGCTATTGATTTTGGTGATCAAGGTGGTTTAGCACATTATGATGGTGGTGATACTGTATTATCAAATAATCTTTATCACGATGGTGCATGGAAAGCTAAAGAGACAGGGTTAAGTTCAAGATATGCAATAGGTAATGGCTACCATATTTGGTATACTGGTGCTAATGCAAGTGCAGATGCAGCAGTTACATTAACTGAAAGAATGAGAATTCATACTGATGGTAATGTAGGAATAGGTAGAGCAACAGTTTCTGAAAGTGGTTATAACAGTTTAGTTATAGGTGGACCAAGTGCAACTACTGGTAGTAAGATGAAATTTTATGATAGTGATGGCAATTTTGATGGTCAAATATATGCAGGAGCAAGTGGCATATTTTTACAGGGTTCAACTGACGCTAGAATATTTGGCAATGGCATAAAAGGAATGAGAGTAGAAAGTGATGGTCAATGCACCATAAGTCGTGGTGATGAAACAGCAGGAAATAACCATGCTGCTTTAACATTAAGTTATTCTCTTGGTAATGATTGGGGTGGCTTTCAAATGTACACCTATTCTTACTATGATAATGTAAACTTTAGATTACAAAATAACGATACGAATGGTGGTAGAAACCATAGTGATTTTTTATTTAAAAGAGCAGGTTCAACAGTTGGATCAATTTCTTTAGGTACTGGTGGTACATCTTTTAACACAAGTTCAGATTATAGAATGAAAGAAGACACAAAATCTATTTCAAATGCAATTGAAACAGTTAAAGAATTAAAACCAGTAAACTTTAAATGGAAAAAAACAGGTATAAGGCAAGATGGTTTTATAGCACATGAAGTAGATGATATTTTAGATTATGTTGTTTCTGGTAAAAAAGATGAAGTTAAAACATATGAAAATGTTGTTTTAAATAAAGATGGCTATATGATTGCTGATGACATAGCTAAAGAAAAATTTGAAGAAAGAATAATTGATAAAGATGATGAAGAAGCAAGTCCAATAGGTGAAACAACTTATCCAGAGGGTTCAACTTGGAAAGCTACACATGAGGATATTGTACCTCAATCTTTAGATGCTTCTAAACTAGTGCCTATTCTTACTGCGGCATTACAAGAAGCTATAAAAAGAATAGAAGTATTGGAGAGTAAATAATGGCATTATCAAAAATAACAGCTGCAAGTATTACAGATAATACTATAACTAATACTCAGATTAATAACAGTGCAGCAATAGCACAAAGTAAACTAGGTGCATTGGCATTAGCTAATATGCCTAGTGGTTCAGTATTGCAAATTCAACACGCACATTCAAATCTACAAATGCTTTATAATGCTAGTGCTAATGCTTGGACTAATATCAATGGACTAACTGTTAATATTACTCCTACAGCAACAAGTAACAAAATATTTATTACTGGTTATGTACAATATGGACACGGTTCAAATCCTAATGGTGGGTTTAGACTACGTAGAGAAGAAACAAGTGGTGGTGGTAATAGTAATGTTATTGGTGCAGTTGATGATGGTGATAGCAGTTATATAAGGGCGAACGGTTTTTGGAATAGTGATGACTATGGTATTGGCAATCAATATGTTTTACCTCCACCAATATCTTTTAGTTATGTAGATACTGCACCTTCAGCAAATCAACTTACTTATAAAATTCAACAAGGTTCTAGTTCTAATAGTTCCATTCAATATATTAACCACCCATCAGGTGGTACTGCTAGTGGAAGAGGAACACATAGTATAACAGTTATGGAGATAAAAGCCTAATGTCAGAACCAGCAAAAGAAACAAAAAATAAATTTGTAGAAGCATTACAGAATTTAAATATAAATGGTTGGGTAGTTAATGGTGCTACACCAACTAATGAAACAGAATTTTTAGAAAGATTTAATAAAATTACTGGAGTTGATAAAAGTGATACTTCTATTTTAAGTAATGATGCAAATAAGTTTGGTGTTACATGGACACAAGTAAAAGCTGAAATGGATAAACTATAAGGAGAACAACATGCCATATATAGGTAAGCAAT